TCATAAATCTTTTCGATATAACTTCTTAAACTGCTATCATCACCGTCTTGCCATTGACGTATTTTAAAATTATTATTCCATGGCATTTTCCCTAAACATTCAATTTGTTTCGTAAATTCGTTAAAGGCTATTTTTCCTTTTAAATTTGGATCATTACGCAATATAATTTCTATATTTGGGATACTAGCTTTGAAAGTACCTTTCGAAGTAATTTCTAACGTCTCAGACCATGCATCATCGCTATTTACTATTTCATCGAAATCCTGCATTGCATCAGACATTTTGTCGTTAATTAATTGCTTTTTAACAACTTCATCATTTTGCGCTCTTTGCTGCATTGCTTTATAACTAGGTAGTCGATTAACCGGAGTATCTGTATTAGCGTCATCATCTTGAGCACCATATAAGTGTATGCGTACTAAATCAAAACTGTTCACAAGCATACCGCTTACGGGATCCGTATTATGATGAGAATAGGCAAACTTGTTATTTTCGTATAACACCAATCCACCTGCAGTTGAGCCTTCGTGATAGGTATAACGGTTAGTAGAATGTTTTTCGTATAAGTCAGGAATAAAAGTTTCTATAGCTTCTTCTATCGTATAGGCTCTACAAAATGCACCAACAATTCCCGGCTTTTCTTCTGGGTCGCCTTGCTTATCTGCTAATCTTTTAGTCTTACTCTCTTCCCTTGAAGACGTTGGCCATTCTAATGTGTCAGTCCAATCAACATATTCATTTAATATTTTATCTGGGTCTAACAAAGGTAAATCTTCATAGGTAAAGAAAAATTCTGCATCATTGCTAGTTGAAGGCCAATACATTAACCTATGTGGTTGATAAGTTGTATCATCGAAGTAATCCATGCCAACGATATCTGCGACTTTACGCCCAATAGCTTCATACTCATCTGCATTTACATTTCGTTTTAAAGGAATCACTAAACGCAGTCTTGGACTTATCTCTCTATGCTTATGTGTTGAATATAAACAGTATGCAAAATCATAAAACATAGATAATATGTCGGTCATATCTTGAGCAGCATAATCGATATCAAGTGTTAGCATTGAACGATTCATGACTTGACCAGCACGCCGTTTACCTTCTTTTAAATAACCGCCGACAAATCCGCCAACATCTTTTATATCTGCTTGTTCAGACTTAGACATTTTATTGTACTCAGTTAAATCTTCTTTAGTTCTAACTGTTTGTGCTAGCTTCTGCATAAAGTCAGACCAAGCCATATTGTGATTAGTCCAATGTGTGGATAGGCGACTAGCAGCATAAGAATATGAGACATCACGATCATATTTAATTGTTTCTATTTGAGTGACTTTGTCTAACATGTTCGGCTCCTTTCATTATTTTAGATAGAGCAGAGAAGCCAACGCCTCTCTTTAGCTTTTGAATCTTTTTCTAATTCGTTCAACTTCATTTTCATAATCTTCTAAACCTTCAACACCATTATTTTTTACTAACTGCTTGAAAAGATAAGCATTCATATACTCCAATGCTTCTATGGTTTTCATCTTATGAGAAATGCTACTTAACAAGACCAATAAAAATATAGATAAAACAATTGAAATGACAATCCACATATTTACAACACCTCCAGTGCTATTGCTAAACACATTAATATAATTAATTCAAAAATGATAATAGCTATTACCTTGAAACTTCAGCTCTGATTTTCTCAAAGTCACTCGGCGCCTCTACATCATCATTAGCCGTCATCATAATATATACTTGCTCAGTTACATACTTACCTAGCTCATACATTGCTAATAAAAATAATAGTCTTAATATTTGTTTAATCATTGTTTATCTACCTTCTTTACTTCGTATAAGACCGGATATAAATTTAAAAAGTGTATTCTATATCCAATCGTCTTAACTTCTACTTTGTCGCCTACTTTTAACCTAGCTTGTATATCTGCGCTATCAAATTTCTTTTTGAATAATAAGTCGGAGTTTTCAATGACTTGTTTGTTGTCTAATACAATATAGAACTTGTCTTCTTTATCTTGTCTCTTGTTATATTTATCTGTAATTGTCCCTTGATGTACTTCTTTGTTTTGGTAACTAGCCACTGTATAGATAGGCGATATGACAACAAGCATCAGTGCGATTACGCCGAATAATCGCAGTATTCCAGCAATAAAGATATCGAACCAATCCATATTTTTAAGTTTTTTAATCATTTCCCACACTCCCTTATATTTTCAAACAACTGACCCACTTTAATAACTGCATCCCTTTTAACTTGTTTCTCGTACTTCTCTTTCGCTTCTTCTTTACTCTCTGCCTCAACAACTGTAAACCTTTGATTACTCTTAGCTTTAGTTATGTGTGTATGTTTACGTCCTGTTGAATCTTTGAATGTTGTGACTAAGTATTGTGTCACTTCCCCAAAACCTCCTTGACTCGATCTAAGATGTCTTTACACGTATCCTTTTCCTGCGTCTGCTGTTCCATCTTGTCTTTCATGGTTCCTTTTCATTTTCTTTTTGTATGCGTCAATGAGTTGGTCGATTGTATAGTAAGTATTGGCGTACAAAAAAGGCATTATTAAAACTTGTACAATACTATTATCAATACCTTTTACAAATTGTTCTGTTAGTGTATGCATTACATGAACAAAATAAACTGAATGTAGTTTAGGTAAAGTAACTTCATTTTCAATCAAATCAACCATAACCTCAGTAGTTTCTTCCAAATCTTCTTCATCAACAATAGTCAAAGTTAATTGCAAACTGAAAGCTAAGTAATCAGCAATCTCATCTAATTGTGTATCTAATGGCTTACCTGGTTGTTTCTTCCAATTTTTAAAAAACTCAAGTGTGTTAACCCACTCCGCAAATTCAATAATCATACTAGCTACTGTGTCATTTAAATTTCTAGTCGGTATTCTATCGTCGAACTTCTTTTGTATTTGTAATAACTCTTGTAACTGATCAATTGTTAATGTATTAGTCATTTTCCTGCTCCTCCTCATATTTATAGACAACTTGACCTGCCATAATCCCTACTGCTTCATCAAGTTCAATACCTTCTTTAACTGAATGTTGAATAGCATTTGTCATTCCCTCAAGTATTTCATCAAACGCTTGCGCTTTCTTATACACGTCTTCAACCTCTTTTAGTAATCCCTCTGTGTCATTACCGTTATACGCACTAGCACTTATAACGGACTGTTCTATTTGTTCACGGTTATTCATTAGTGTCATCCTCCATTTGTCCTAAAAATTCGTAGAACTCATTTGTTCCGTCTAATTTGTCCATTCGGTACAATATAGCACTTGCGTTGATTTTAGCTCCCATGTTTATAGCTACTGCCTTGTTCGCTCTACTCTCAATCTGTAGTTCGTTAAGTCTAAAACGGTAAAATTCGTATCTTCCAAGCAATTCATTTTTGACTGTGCGCCACATGTTCTCCAGCTCTTCGTTACGCTCTCTTAACTTAGCTATATCCACGATAAGCTCATCGCGTTGCTTCTTGTACTCATCACGTTGTTTTCTCATCTTCTTCAACCTAGCGTCCATTACACCTAGTTGGAACCCTGTTTCATAGTTCATTCTGGCACCTCCAGTAACTCCGGATTTTCAAACTTATTGCCCAAGTATTCAATAGTTGGCATTTCACGAACTTCTTCAGCCTCAAAAACTCTCAATAGATGTACGTCGCCAATTATAGTGCCAATAGCGTTTCGAGTGACTACGCCTGTAGCATCTAAATAAATGTATGTTTTATCCCGTTCGATGCCCCACAGTTTCGTTGATACGACTTTTAATATATCGCCCTCGTATAATTCTCTTCCCCACAGATTTATACCAATTGACTGCATAAGTTCTACATCTGCCATTTTCTCAGTCTTTATAAACTCCTTTATAACCTTGCCGTATTCATTTTCTTTAGTTGAATAACTAACTTCGCTATTGTGAAGATCTAACGCCACAACCTCACACATCTTTTTTGTTTCGGTGTCCCATACTCGATATTTCGGCATCATTCTACTACCTCCACTTTTTCGACCTCTATGCTTGCAGTTTTGAATGGGAGTTTTTTACGAGTCAGTTTTAATGCCATATTCTTAGCTTCTTCCTCATTTATACTTTGCACAAAATAATGCTTTTTTATTTTGTAATCACATTTAGATGCTAAGAACTTGATACAAAGACTTACTTTATAGGTTTGCATCATTCTACCAACTCCCCATCTTTCCAAATCAATGTCATCGTCATGTCATCGTTTAAGATATAGAATGCTTTAGTAGGCACACATCTGCCATATAAACATTCTTTTATACTAGTGTTCTCATATAGTGTAGAGTTATAGTCTCCTTCTTGAATCTCGAATAATTCAATCAACCTATCAACCTTAGTCTCTTCTGTAATATCTTCTTCAAATTCGACTTCAAAAGTATCATCAGCTGATACAAAACCTTTTATGATACAATTTCTTCCGTCATAAAGAGAGAAGCACTTATAATCAATATCACTCTTGGTTTGTGGATAAAAATTTCTTCCTGTTGCTAATCCAGGGTTATCCCATGCCCATTTAATTAATTCATCTAATCTCATTTCTTTTTTAACTTTGATTTTCATTGTTATATCTCCTCTTGAACAGTAAATTTATCGTTAATTGATACATATCCAGTCACATTACATAAGATGCTATCAACATGAAAAGTCACAAAACAGTTGCGCTCAACATCATTTGAATAGAATCTTTTATTACCTGATAACTTGGGGTTATCCCAAGCCCATTGGATAAGTTCAGGTAAATTCATTTCTTTTTCAATTTTGATTTTCATTGTTTCCGCCCTTTTAAAATAAAGTTAGTTGCTTCTGTTCCTCGTATTTCAAACCATGTTGCTTTATATATATTTCGAGCTCTTCGGCTGTATCAAATGTCTGTTTCACGCCTTGCCAACCTGGCACGATATGCCCATGAAAGTAATAAGTGCCGTTCACTACATGGATATGTGCCACTCGTTCGTTATCCTGATACAGATATCTCTTAGAGCCGAAAAATCGGCTTAAGTATTTTTTGCGTGCGCTACCTGTCATGGTCATCACTCCTTTTAACAATTAGGCAGACCAAACGACATACATTCGTCATATAGTTCTTCATCCCTCATGCTTGTCTTATAGTTTTCAATCACATTGCTAACTTCTTTATGACTCATTGCTTTATTGTCATAATCTATCCTCCTAATCCTTCATATAGAAGGGAGATGTAAATCCGTCGCTATTCAAATTTAAACCTTCTGCCCATTCAACCGGCTTATTCATGATAGTTTCGATTTCCTTAAGTCCATTTGAACCTCTAGGTATTTCTACAATTACTTCATCATGGACATGACCAACTATTTTAAAACCTGATGCTTCAAGCCTTGCTATAGAAATCGCAAGTAAATCCCTTGCAGTTGCTTGAACAATATTCTCGACTAACTTCCCACCATACGTTTTTAACTTTGACCATTTACGGTTAAGATCTAAGCCCATAAATTCAACAACTTGACTACCCCAACTATTTTCACCAACTGAAGCTTTCGGATAAGCTAAAGCTCTTCCACTAGGCAATTCAATCATTAGAAAACCTTTTTTCATGTAAAATCTAAGTCCATGTGTATGGTGCGTCTTTCGAGATTTTACAGTATTAATTGCAGCCTCTTGGCAAGCCTTCCAAAAATTAACTATGTTAGGATTTGCGTTACGCCAACTATCAACTAAACCTTGTAATTCATTTTCTTCAATGCCCATTTCCAATGCACCCATTGCTTTTAAAGCTCCAGCGCCACCTTGATAGCCTAAAGCTAATTCGGACACTTTTCCTTTTTGTCTGAGAGGGTCGCCTTTAGTTATGCTTTCTACCGGTACATTAAACATTTGAGAAGCCGATGCTTCATATATCTTTCCGTGTGTGTTGAACACATCTAAACGCCATTGTTCTTTTGCATACCATGCTATGACTCTTGCCTCTATTGCAGAAAAATCACTTACTGCTAGTTCATTACCTTCTTCAGCAGTAAATGTCGTCCTAACTAATTGACTTAATAAGTCTTGAGGATGAACATTGAGTAATAAATCTAAATCGTCAAAACGTTGTTCTTTAATAAGATCTCTTGCTATTTCTAATTCAGTATCTGAAATATAATGCTTTGTTAAATTCTGAAGTTGTACACCTCTACCTGCCCATCTTCCAGTACCGGCACCGTAGAATTGAAACAGACCTCTTACCCGTTCATCACTGCACATCATGTCATGCATTTTGTTATATTTTTTCACACTGGTTTTAGACATTTGCAATCTAATTTCTAGCATTTTTTTAGCTTTTCCTGTGGCTTCTTTTAAGTAATCCTGAACCGTTTTCTTTTGTAGATTAGGTATATCTAATCCTTGTTCATCCTTTAACCAAGCCAATAACTGTGTAGGACTATTAGGATTTTCTAAACCTGTTATATGTTTTGCTTGTTTAAGCAATTCTTCTTTACTCTGCTTATCAAGCACATTAGCACCTAACATCAATGATTTAGAAAGCTTAATACCTCTATCATTTATATGTTGGTCAAAAACCCAATATGCTTGTTCAATTTCAGTTACTGGAAAATCTTTAATTTTATTAGCAATCGTCATTTCTACTTCAACATCTCTTACACAATAATCAATAAATTGTTGCCATTTCTCAGGGTCGTGCTCAGGTAGATTTCTTGTTCTACCACCATTAACTTTTGTTGGTTTACATGGCATAGAAAAATAACGGATTAAATTTTTACCTGCTTTATCTTTTTGATTTTGTAACCTTAAAACTTCTCCGACTTTATCAAGTGAAGCAGGTAAGCCAATACGCATTGAATTAACCATTGTGCAAATCCACTCTTCAGGTGGCATCTGTTTATTAAAATGTTTAGCAAGACAAGTTCTTTCGAAATTAGCATTGAATGCATACTTTTTTACAGCAGGGTCAAAAAGAGCAATTTTAAACGTCTCATAATCAGCGTGGAAAGGCTCATTATCTACTTTAGTCATGTCAATCGCACTAATCGGTCCACCATCTATTGAATAAGCTATAATTAAAATTTCGAAATCTTCAGCTTCTGTGTATTTATAGGCACCACATTTCGAAATATCGTTACTGCTATATGTTTCAATATCTATATTCATAAATTTCAAATTCTTGACACCTCAATTTCTTTAAAATTAAAGTGGGGCTAAAAACCCCACCTATTGACTTATAAGAAATCCTCATCATCAGTGTCTAATTCATCGAAATCATCTTCTGCTGCACTTGCACCGCCAAGAGGTTCGCCTTTTTCTACAAGTTGAATGTTGTTGAGCCCTGCTGCAATTCCTTTATTTCCATTTACGTTATAACCATAGAAATTGATTACAGCTCTGATATAGTCTCCGCTAACAACTGAACCAGGTTCGTTCAAACGAACCATGGCAGGACTAACTACACCTGGTGCATTTTGACTTGTAGCATTAATAAAATACGCATTTTCATAATTCGGATCATCTTCACGATCAATGTCTCCATCACGTAATGGCGTTTTCAAGTTATTAGGTATCTTGCCGTTCCATTTACCTTTAAATGCTTCTTTTGCATTCTCAATTGCTTTTTCGATAATCTCGACCATTTGGGTGTCTTCTTTAGGAATAATAAGTGAAACCGAATATTTTTTTGGTGTGCTTTCATCCATACTGTGCGGTTCAAAAATATGTGCATATGATGCTCTTACTTTTCCTGTAATCACTTTAGTTTCATTTTTTAATTGTGCTTTCATGTTTATATACCGTCCTTTTTAATTTTTTATAGTTCGTCAAAATCATCTTCGGCAGATGACTTTATAGCTGGCCTTTTATCTGACTCAGTAGCAAGTGTTAATTTACCTTGCGGCTTTTCTATAAAGCCTTCTGCAATTTTAGAAAATGCTTTTTTGCCGATTAATTTTTCTAAATTCGTAATGCTAAGTAACTTGGTTTCTGTAATATCTTCAGGTTTATAACCCGCTTCAACTAACCTGTCTCGGACTGCTTTTGTATCAGTTATCACTCTCCTTGAACGTCCCGTGACTAGCTTCCAACCTGGATACGTTTTATCATTCTCTTTCGCTTGTTCTAACGCATATTTCTCTACTTCATCAGCCCATTTTTTGATGTCAGGCAGTTTATATAAAAGTTCTGCAATCTCTTCATCACTCAACAAATGTGGTGGCTTTTGAGGCACATTTTGCATGTATTCTGCACGTGTTCTACATGAATGCTTTATCTTACAGAATCTACAATGACTACCTGCTTTAAACTCACCTTCACCGTTATAAGCAAGTCTGGCTAATGGTTTAACAAAATCGGTTCCCCATTGAAGTAATCTTGATATTGGTAACTCTTCAGTAGAAAAGTTATCTATTCGTGGTTGTATGATAGTCATGCGAACTGTATGAATGTCATACATTAAACTAAGCAGTTCATATGCGCCCAAGCCATATAATCTAAGTTGAGGATTATCTATAGCTGAAACTTCAATGCCTTTACCGTATTTAAGGTCAATAATTTCAAGTACACCACCTGAAAATATAATGACATCACCAGTACCAAAAGATTCAGGGACGTATTTACCTAAATCCAATTTTGTTTCAAATAAAGCTATTACATCATTATCCCTACTCAAAGCTTCGTTATATTTTTCTTCTACATTAGCTACATACTCTTCAACATATTCACGCAACTCTTCACTGTAATATTGATTTCGCTTATAATTTTGAAAAGCTTTATTAAACTCAAACTGTGTTAGGCCTTCATATTTAAGACTGAAATATAACTCACTTAATTCATGGGCGAATGTACCTTCTTCAGCAAAAACTGAACTTTTATCTGCAATACCTTCACTTGCCTTAATACTCGGTGGACAGTTTAGCCATTGTTTTGCTCCACTTGCACTAAGCTTTGCATGAGCTCTATTTGAGTGATCTAGCTTCATGCATTAATTCTCGCTTCCATGAAATCAACAATTTTTTCATAATGTTCTTCTTTGATAGTAGATAGCTTATCCGCACCAAGTTCGTTAAGTTTATTTCTAAATTCTTTCTTATCAGAAGTATCTGCTTTTTTAAGGAACTCTTTTCCTACTGATAAAATATAATCTTTAGTTAAATCAGTAGACGTTTCCTTAACTTCTTCAATTGTTTCCAGTTGAGCTGTTTCTTCTTTTGGCATTGGTGCTTCTTTAACTTTCTCTTGTACGATTGATGAATCCACAGTTGATAGTTCAGTATTTAACACACGTAAATTCTTATTTAATAGTTTTAATTCTTCAAAAATATCTTCTAATATTGCCATTGATTAAATCCTCCTTAAAATTGGTTAGCTAGACGAATCATTAACTTGATACGATCTTCTATTTCTCTAGGGTCATCACTTTGTTCATTCAATCTTGCTAACAATTCAAATTGCTCTTCTAAAATTTCTTTTTTACGTTCGACGACAGTTAAATGTAATTGTGCTTCGATAACACGCCATTTTCCCCAACTTTCCATTTCAACCTTTCCTTTTTTCTTAAGTCTCGAAAGTGTGGATTTTGCATGTGTTTTCGATACTCCAAAAACTTCAACTACATCATCAGGATTGAAATTGTCATATGTTGCAAAATGTGATAGTATTTTTTGTTGTAAGGTCATATTAATAACTCCTTATATAATTATTTAAGACAAATGCTTATCTTTAACTGTTACTTGTTGTCGCAAGTAGCAGTTTTTTTATTCTTCATAAAAGTACTCTTTATAGAATATGAATGTTGCGATACTTGCGAATCCTGCAATTGACCACGCTGTAGTGAAGTATAGAAACGGCATGAGTACAATCGCTAAGACCGTGAAGCATAGCACTGCTATTAGGTAGCTTTTATATGTGTCGCTCATTT